TCGTGCAAAGTAATAATAAGATGCGAAGCAAATAAAGAAAAGTGATCGCAATCTACAATAGCGGTAATTACACCGTTTCTAATTGTCGGAAACGATGAAAGTGTGGCATTCTGGGTTATTTTAACTCGCTTGGCAATTCCTCCTGGAATATTTCTGATTTTTTCTCGTTCTTCATTACACATAACAAGGTGATTTCCATATAATCGCATGTCAAGAGTAGAACCCGATCCTCCTGTAATAGCATTTTCAGCAACCATATCAGCGACGCTGTTAGTAAAAATTCTAATTTTAATTGTTTGGTTCGGAGCTGCAGCCGTTAAAAATCCAGATTCATTGATATTAGAAAAGTTATTAAATAATGGCATAACTTTTCTAGTTAAAAGAGGAACTTTAAAACTAATTACTCGGTCAACCGCGTCGTTAGCACTGAAATCAGACGCGCTTCTATTAAAAGAAACGTCTGACATATATCCCTGTGCTGATAAAATAAATTTTTCATAAGCGCCCTCTGAAAGTTCTGTAGAATTTAAAGCTACTAGGTCGTCCTGTTCTAGTGTTTGCCATATCTGTGTTCCGCAGTGGAATTCTACCCTATTAATGATGCTTAAAAATCCACGTTCTTTAGTCACCGTGGTATTACTGGTTGTAGAAAATGTAGCAACTACATATATATCTCCAATTGCGTCCATATCGCTATTTAAAGTAAACGTGTAAACACCTCCTAGGGTAGTTCCGCCACCAGTTGCTGGAATTTCAATTAAAGATGCTCCGTGTAGAAGTTGCTTTGTGGTGTTGTCTTTTCCCCAAATTGTTGAGATTATTTCTCCGGTGTCGTTAATTTTGTTAGTTACAGCTATGCCCTGAGTTCCAGACCCATTATAAGATGCGTGCGCCGCAGTTGCTCCAGACATTTATTATATATAAAAGAAAATAATTTTAAAATTAATACGTATTAATTTTAAAATTAAATAAAAAGATTAAAAACTAAATTGTTAATAATTTAAATATACGAAAAGGTTGTAAAATTATTAGTGATGTTTTGTAGAGTAGTACCGCATACAGTTACATATAATGTAGGTCTTCTAAGCGCATTAACAGTACTGAATGTCCCGAAGCGAGTGTTTGATAAAAATTTATTAAAAATATTAATAGTTAAAGTTTTATTTTTAATTCGAGAGAATGGAATGCCTGATGTTCCAAATGCCCTATCGGCAAGTTTTAGCACATAAAAATTTTTTGATACAGATTTCAATCCAAACGCTTCCTGACTAGATTTTAAACCTGTAGAAGGAATTTCTCCTGTATTTTCATTTCCTAACGACAGTTCTACAGTGCTCAACCACCCACTAAAAACTCCTAAAACATCTGGGGTTGATATTTCGCCGGGATTGTCGTCTGTTCCACTAACGTCCAATATTGCTTCTCCCCATGAAGAACTCAAACGCCTAGATCCCGTAGTGTAAATACCTTCTCCTCTTGATCCGGAAGAATTAGCGTTGGAAGCACTCGCATCTATTAATTCTGAAATTAAGATAGAACTAGAATCGTTATTACCGTTTCGTAAAATCCTTGTAAAATGTGTAGGCAAATTACTACTTGTATCTGTTAAAGCTCCAACATGTAAACAGAATAAAATATGAGATACATTAAGATTTACAGGATCCAAATCTAAAACTATTCGAGTAGTACCGGTAGACGATGACACGGGGAGTGGAATAGGATCTCTATATATATTAAAAGACGTATTGAGTACTCTATTTACAATATTTTGCTTTAAGAAATTTCTTTCAGTGTGTGTAATTACATGATTTTGAATAACAAGATTAGTTTCTAGCGATGTAATTACACCTGTACCAATGTTATTTAATAGAGTTAAAACGTTTAGATTATCGTTGGTTAGTCTTGGAAAATATCTATAAGTAACCACAACAGTTAAGGCATTAGTAGTAGTTCCAGTTTGTAAAAAACTCCTTTCATTATTAAAACTCTTACCAATAAAGGGTAAAGATAGCGAAAAATTTAGAGTTTCTCCACTGGCAGTCTGATGACCAATTATGCTTCCGGTATCAAAATATACAAGTTTATTGTTAAATGTATCTTCATTTTCAATCAAGCTGCCAGATTCTGAATAATTTCTCATATATATATCTCCTGGATATATAGTTTGAATAATAAGACCGCCTACTTTAATATCTATGAAATCAATAAAATCTAACGGTAATGTTTTGGAATAATATATACCGCTACAATCGTAAAAACTAGTCGGAGCTGTAATTGTTATAGTCCAATTTAAATTCATCTCACTGATTGCGTCTATATTGTTTGGTATACGAAAAGTATCCACATTATTAATTACCGCTCCATTGCTATGAGGTAAAGCTGTTAGAGTACCTCTAATTACAGTAGGTCCAGATCCGTTAATATACTTTAATGGCGGTCTAGATATGAAGTCCGAAGTAATTTGTCTCGAACTATCTGCCGCGTTGGCTCTAGTTATAGATTGAGACCCAGAGGAACTAAAAGTATCTACGGCAATATTGCTTATTCCCATTTTATAATTAGATAAATAAATTAATTTTAAAAAAAAAGTATTCGTTTAAAAAAAAGTATTTAAATATCTAATAACTATAAATGTCTAATTTTGAATGTAAACTTAGTGATTTAAATAATACCCCGGTTGAGGAAACTAAAACTTCAAGCAAAGTAAGTGTTTTGTCTAAAGAGGACAACTCACAGATTTCTGAAAAAAATACACGAACAGAATTATTTCAAAATTTTTTGAATGAAAAAAATGGTAAAATAATTCTATTAATTACATTTGTACATTTTATATTACATTCAGAACAGGTAACATCTTTTATAAGTTTAAATTTACCATCGTTGATAGCATGTACATCGCAACTAAATTCTTTGGGTAAAACACTTGTAGGTATATTAATAGGAATTATATTTATACTGTATTCTTTCTTTTTCCCGGACCACTAAATGAATTTTTATTTGTTAGTTTATTCTCGAGTCTTTCTAGTAGACCATTAATACTAAAAGACTCTTGAGAACATGATATTTTTTCTTTTGGTTTTTTCCAATTTAATGCAGATAAAACACCCGTACTCAACGGAACATAAGAACTTTGATAATCTCTACAACAACCATGAATTCCTGTATTTTGTGATAGACATTTTTGACAAAGTCCGGTTGGAGTTATTTTAAAATATATATGATTATTTTTATGAAATCCATTTTTATTTTGACAATACTTCGATTTAGTATAAATTAAATACATGTCTTTTCCGTTTACTTTTGAAATATTGCCAAGATCTTCTACGTTATAGCCAGTTGCGTGATTTTTAAAAAATTTTTTAATTTCTAAATAAACTGGGCTATTTTTAGAAACAGATATAAGTTCTGAATTTAAAACTTGAGTTTCTTCTTCGTATTCGTTTAAATTAACGTATTTTGTAATTTCAGTTTTATCGCTTCTTACACTCGTGTCTTTAACTAAAGCGAGCATGTTATTTGTATAATATTCTACCATTTCTTTATTAGAAATTTTATCTATGTATACATCTTTAAGAATGTATACACGGTCTTCGTAAACACGAGTACTATCAGAAATAGTACACTTATCAGATCCTATTAGTCTAAGTCCGTTTTTTTTGTATACACACTTATCTATTATCTTTTCCCAGTCGTTATCGAAATGTTCAACTTTTCCAAAGACTGTTTTAATGCTTACTAATATATTGCTACGAATTTTAATAGCCGTTTCAACGTCTACAATCAAATCAGGCCAGTGAAAATGAAAACCCTGTTTTATAAACTTTTTATTGTCCTTGATAATTTCTATGTTTTTATCAGGAATAGTAGAAATACATTTGAGATCTTTAATATTATAAATATTAAAGATTACTTCTTGAATACACTTTAAATAAGGTTCTTCATCTATAATAATTTCTGAAAGTACATCAAAATCAATAAAAAATCTAAAAAAATCGGTTTTCTTTTCTACCAAGCAATTTTTGAATTTTATATTTTTAGCATAAAGTTCTTGGAATGTGTCGTAGTCTTCTGATAAATTAAGTTTAAATCCTTCCATAGAATAGTGTGTAGTAAGCGAGTTATCGGTTACGATTTTTCCAGTTGAATAAAACCAAATCTTAAGTGGATTATCCATTATTGTTAATTATATATATCATATGTCTATATATAATTTTAAATAAATTTATTCGTTTTAATTGTAATTACTGCCACACTTCGCGCATTCCATAATAATTTCGAGGATAACTATATCCGTAATTATATCTCGTTCTGCCAAAATCAACATCTGGTATTGTAAAATCTAATCCGGCCGAACTAGGTCCCGCACCACTCGAACTCGGTCCTGCACCGGATGCTGAAGCGAGTAAAGCTTGTGCTGCCGCCTGTTCCGCCATATATGCTTTTGCTCTTTTAGCGAGCGCTAAGCGTTCTCGTTGTCTTGCTGCTGCTTTCTGTTTGGGGGTCATTCCCATGTAGCGAATAGCATCTGCTGCTGCTCTATCCATCCCGGCTTCTCTTATTGCTTCATATTTGTCAGCAGTTTCTGCGGCTTTTGCTGCACGCCATTTTCTATTTTGTTCAGCAATTTTTTGCTTTTTCTCGATTGCGTATGCCGCTATTCTAGGATCTTCTGGCTCTTCTGGCCCCTTACCTCCTCCCATAGGTAAAACTCCAAAATTGGATGTTTTGTAGCTTATTCCATTACGAGTTAATCTAGACTTTAGTTGAGGTATAGTCAACAAAGTTCTTGTGTATCCTTTTTTGTCTTTTCTCATTTTAAAAATAGAAATTTTATTACGTTTTGCTAACTTTTGAAGAAAACTTAGATATATTCTAACTTTTTCTTTAGCACATTTTCTTTGACCAGGTTTGCGTTTCGGTCTGTACTTGTATCCAGGTGGACATCTTTTATTTACCTTTACGTTTACATTTTTAGTTCTTATTTTATCGTATTTTGCTTTATCTCTAAGATATGCTTCGCTACCGCCAGGAGGAATATCTAGTTCTACACGAATATCACGTAACCAATCGTTGTAACTATACGGCGCACCACGGCTATAATTCATTTTGTTATATTATAAATATTTTAAAAATATTTTAAATTGTATTTCTAGCAATCATTCCACGGGCATATCTTTGAATAGTAGTCGCATAAGGTGGTGCTGCTCTATGCCATGGGCGGTCTGGAAAAATAATATCTCCGGCAATTTCTCTACGCATACGGTCTCGCACACGGTTTCGGCGTAGATTCCACATCTCACGGAGTGCGTCTTCAGAATCTCTACGGATATTTCTTGAATCGGATATGCTTCTTGTTGGTTGTAAAACTCCGAATGCTGCTCCAGCATCTGGTGGATTAGATTCCAAATATCTTGCCACCGCATCTTGTATTGCACCTTGACTACCTCTCGCGCGCCTAGCTTCAAGTATTTCACGCCACGATGGCAACGGAACTCTTTGTCCATCTCGCCACTCTGTCCAACCTTCAGAAGATTCGCCCCGAGATTCGAGTTCTTCTGCGCGACCCTCCCACAGTTCAGCTCGTAATGCTAATTGTTCAGGTGTCAAAGGTTGGCGAGGTTGACGCCGTCTTTGAGGACGGCTCCGTATCATAGCCTGAACCTCGTTATAATCTTCTTCAGACATTCCATGAAATGGAGGTTCCTGCGAATCTCTCCAAGGCGGACTTTGCTGCTCCATACCAAATTTCATTCTTCGCCCAAATCCGGTAACTTGTTCTATTAACAAAAACTTAGGATCTATTTTATCCCAACCTGCTTCCGGAAACCTCGTTGTAGGACTTACTATAATCCCTTTATCTGCCATATATGCACGGTATGCGTCCATCTTCTCTTTCTCTATCTCTTGAGGTGTTTCTCGAAAGTTATAATCTGCTCTATTTAGATTAATATTTGTTATAAAAAAATACCTTCTCCGAGTAGCTGCTATTCCATTTGCATAAATCGTAGCAAACCTAATTCTTTCCTCTTCAGGTCTTTCGCGAAAAAATGTATATGCTGCATTATATGCTCTTTCTCTTGAATCGGCAGACTGCCTAAGCATATCGGGTTCCAAATGCACCAACATCATCTTGTAAAGTAAAACTCTTCCGAGTCTTGTTCCCAACATCCCGCGATAAAACGCCGTTCCTCTACCAGACCTTACTGCTTCATCGTATTGGCGTTCCAATTGAATCAATTGTCGCTTATACGCCAACCCAGACTCCCTTCCTGTAGTCATCTCTTGGGCAGTCGTAGCAGGAGGTGACTCATTCTCAGAAAAGGGAAGTGTTGAAGCCATCTCTTCTAAAATCTCAGTAACTGGACGCAGCACCTCACTCCCCGGAGCAAGCATACCAAATTTCGATATATTCATTTTATAACTTATTCCATGTCTTGTTAATCTAGACTTTAGTTGAGGTATAGTCAATAAAGTTCTTGTGTAGCCTTTTTTATCTTTTCTTGGTTTAAAAATTGAAATTCTATTTTGCGTTGCTAACATTTGAAGAAAACTAAGAACAGATTTAACTTTTTCTTTAGTGCACTTTCTTTGACCTGGTTTACGTTTTGGTCGGTACTTGTAACCAGGGGGGCACGGAGCCATCTGGGGATACATCACACTTACATTCATCGGTTCTTTAGGAACTCTTTGTTCTTTAGGAACTCTTGGTTCTCGCGGAACTCTTATTTCCGAATGGATAGTATCAAACCAATCTTGACTACCGTATTTTAATTTACGCCTGCTCATTTATTTAAATGTAAATATTTTAAATTAATTATTATATCCAGTTGGATAATTTTCGTAATATTTACCTGTCGGTGTCCTATCTCGCGGATTTTCTCTTCGGATGTATCGAAGCATTTCCCATCTGGGAAGTCGTCCGGCTGTAATTCGAGGAAAAACCATTTCTCTTTCGGTCATTGCATTAAAACCTGCTGTAGGATTTGTAGTTTCGATGTCTCTGCTACCACCTCTCCCTGTTTGCCACGCGCTTCGGCTACGTCTCTCTGCATCATCTACATCTCGTTGAGCCCGTGTCGATTCTAACGAAGCTTGTGGAAACATTCTAATTAGTCTATATGCTTCAAGTAAATCTGCGTGATTAGTAGCTGGAGCAGGAACTTCAATTCTTGCGAGTACACGTTTTAGAAGTACTCTAACTGGAGCACCTAGGCTTTCTGTTTCAACTGCTTCGCGAGCAACTTGAGCGTAAGATCTACCTGGCTCAGACGAACCTGGCATTCCGAAACAATTATTTTTGTAACTTATTCCATGTCTTGTTAATCTAGACTTTAATTGAGGTATAGTCAATAATATTTTTGTATATCCTTTCTTGTCTTTTCTCATTTTAAAAATAGAAATTTTATTACGTTTTGCTAACTTTTGAAGAAAATACAAATTAGATGTACCAAACGATGTACTTCCTCGCCGACGCTGAGTTTCGGCAAGCCAGATACTCGCTAATCTACCAATAGTTTCACCTCGTAGTGGCTCTGGTAAAATTGCAATATACTCCCCTAATACAATCTTTGAATATTCATTATATAAATCCATTCCAGTAGACAATCCACTCATAGACGAAGTAAATGAAGATATTATCTCCGAAGCAAACTCCGGCGATTTCTCTGCCCAAAGCTTTTCTATTTGACGAATAGTTCGACCCTTAATTGGTTCTGGTAAACTTTGAACTAGATTTCCCCTAGTTGCCTTAATATATGCTTCGTAAATCTCGTTAGGTGTAGACGCATCCACCATATCTGAAGCATATTGTGATATTATACTTAAAGCTAATTGTACAGTTCTAGCATAACCTCTCATTTATAAATACCAAAAGATTTTTATAAATGAAGATTCATGATTTTATTAATTTTATTAAATCATTGCAATTATGGCCGCTGGTATATTCCAAACGCCGAATATGTAAGACTACCGCCGCCGAAAGAATTAATATTAGTGAATACACCACGTTCTGCTCTACGTAAATCCTCTTGAAATCCAAGAAGCAATTCAATATATTTAGTAAGTTCTTTTGAACGCGCCATCAAAAGGTTCGGATTTTGAATTCCTTCCATTAGTACAGTATCCATTAAATAAATGTCAAAAATGGGAAAAACTAAATTATAAAAAGTTTCGAACATAATTCTAGCCTTTTCTGCAACTCCTTCGTCCCGAATTCGAAGATTATGAAGTCTTCGCTTTACAACCTGATTTTGTAAAAGTAAATCTTTTTCCGATTTTTCTGCTTTGATTCTTTCAAAAGTTTCAAAATTAATACGTAAAGTTTGTAAAATTACCTTTACTTCGAAAGACACTGGATCGGTTGCTGGAATTATGCGATGTCCAGACATTTCTGCGTTAATAGTGTCTCTTATGCGTTTAATAAACTGTCTAGCAAGAGCCAAGGAATTATCGTGAATAGCATTAATTCGTTGAACTTCTCGAACTTCTCTTTGTAATCTTTCAAATTCAAGATTTCTTTCATTTGCTATTGGTATCGGAGACGGTTTTTCAAAGGGGTATTTACCGAATTTTGAATATGTTCTCATTTATTAAATGTAAAATATTTTAAAATTTTAATGTGACAACCTGAGAACTTGTAAAAACACCTTTAACAGCATTCTGAGATAAAACTATTCTTTTTCCTTTCTTTTTATTAGTAATCACAGTTCCCATATCAAAATCTATAAGTTTGATATTAGAAATAGCATATTCAAAAATTTTATTTTCCAAAAACCACCTAAAAAAATTTAATTGCCCAACGGTAGTTATTACAAAACTATTTTTATCTACATTAAGCATATCGTCGTTGTACTCTTTTACAAAAAAAGTATTACAATCTATTATAATTCGCCTCTGTCTACAAAATGGATCGAAAAATTTTTTTGAATACGCCTTCAACTGATTTTTATAATCTAAGTAAATATTAAAATATGTTATGTCCCCGGTATTTTTGACTATTGGATATATTATATTATACTTTTTAGAATAATTTGTTACTAACCA